CGAGCGCAGGGTCTGGGTGACCGACATCAGGTTCCTGACCGCCGTCAGCGGGTCGACCCCTTCAGCCTGGATCGTGCCCAGGAAGGGCTGGATCGTCTGGGTGAACCGCTCGGCGATGTTCCTGGCGGGAGCCATCTCGTTGACGTAGCGGGCCATCTCCGACTCGCGCCGGGCGACCTCCTGCTGGACGGCTGCCGGCACGGTCTTCCAATGCTCGCGTGCCCCAGGCGACCATGAGGCTGGAGCCTGCAGCGCAGGTGCCAGCGGAGCGGGCTGGATGGGCGGCAGAGCGCCGTTCGCCTGCTGGGTGGCACCAGGGGTGCCTGGAGCGGTTCCAGGCGCTCCTGGGGCTTCCTTGCCCTTCGGGATGAACCGCCCGAGCGAGTCGCGGTCGCCCTTCGCCTGGATCTGGGGCTCGCCGGCAGGCTTCTCGACCGGCTGGGGCGCGCTATCCGGTGCCGACTCGGCAGGCTGAGATGGCTCGGTCCCGCCGCCCTCGTCGGCGTCGATGGCGCTCTCGATGGTCGAGCGGAGGTCGGGGCCGTCGTCTACGGCAGCGTCGTCGGGCAGCGGTGGCATGGGTTCTCCTTGTGGTTTAAACGGCTAGGCATGAAGGCGCAGCAGGCCGGACCACTGCACCAGCCAGATGATCAGCACGATGGCCGCCACGGCGACGATCACGGTCTTGAAGGGCGGCGGCATCGGGATGTAGGTGACGATCAGCCAGACGATCAGGCCGAAGACGGCCAGGACGAGCAGAACGGTCAGCAACGAGGTGATGGTCATCTCAGTCTCCTTTTGACATTTCCTGGGAACGAAACTCGATCTTCAGCCGCCCTGCCGGTGGGCGAAGGCGCGGGCCAGATCCTCCCTGGTGACCGCTCCACCACCCTCGCCGCGCCGGTAGGCTTCGCGAGCTTTCTGAGCCTTGGCCCAGGTTTCGGTGTAGTCGTCGGCGGTCGTCAGCCCGTGTCGGTGCATGTACTCGCGATGCTTCGAGCGCGAGGAGATGTCGGTGCCGTCCTGGGCGCACAGGCCGATGTAGTGCCGGTCGCCGGCAAGAGCGTTGTCGACGGCGCTCGCCCGCCCGGTCGGCGGGAAGTACCGGTCGGCCACCTCGCCGCAGCAGATCAGCGGCCTGGGGGCGCGGAGATGTTCGCTCAGGGGGCGGAAGACGTCGAGGGTGTTCTCGCACTTCGCGCAGCGGAAGCTATACGTTGGCATTGCCACCTCGCAACTGCTTGACGAGCGCCTGCTGCTTCAGCTTGGGACTGCCGGCATCGGCGGCGTTGAATTCCTGGGCGACGGCGACCGGCGGTGCCTTGGTCTTGTCGGGCTTCCAGCCGTGGGCTACTGCTGCCATGAACCTCGCCTGCTTAGGTGTAGATGAAGGCATTCTAGAACCCCTTGGCTTCGTCTTCGTTGCGGAGCATGTCGACCAGCGAGCCCGATGCCAGGGCTGCGGGGCCGGTGAAGTAGGCGAACTTGCGCCAGTCCTTGGGCTCGTCCTTGAGCCGCTGGGTGCCAAGCTCGCCGGTGACCGGGTCCTTCGAGGTGCCGGTGTAGCCTTTGGCTTTGTGTTCGCCCAGGCTCGCCTGCATCTCCTCCCAGGACATCTTCGGGAGCTTCTTGATGTCGGGGTGCGCCATCTCGTGGGGCTCGACGCGGCCCCGGTAGGTGTCCCACAGCCGCCACTGCTCGGGGAAGAGCGGAAGCTCGGGGTTCTTGCCGCGCGACTCGTTGACGTAGTCGACGATCTTGTTGTAGTACGGCCCGAATTCGGTCGCCGTCTCGGGCTCGAAGGCGAGCTTGCCCGGCTGGATGGCCGGATGCACGCTCGGGTTCACCTCGCCGCCGGCAAGCCGGTACTTGGCCCCTGGGTGGCTGGAGATCACGTCGATGGCGGCACCTTCGAGCTTCTTGGCGAAGCCGGGGTCGGTGCCGGCACGGGCCGCGAGATCCGAGTGCGATGCCCCAGGCATGCCGGTAAGCTCGCCCAGCCGGCCGACGAAGGCGTGGCCGAGATCCGGGTCCTGCATCAGCCGGTCCATGTTGTTGCGGATCATGTGGAGGTCGACCGCGCTCGTGTCGCCCTTCGCGAGATCGAGGAACGGCACCCCCAGGCTGGCCGTCTTCGGCCCGAGCCCCGGCACTTGGTTCATGATTCTCCGGGCTACATCCTGATAGCCCTCGCCCTGTGCCGGCGTGAACATCTCCGGATAGTCGCGCGCCATCCTGGCAAGCTGGGGCATGTTGCCGAAGTCGGCGGTGCCCTTGACGCCCATGCCGCCGCGACTCGCGGCCCCCGTGCCCATCTCGTTGGCCCGTGCAGCCTCGGGCGTCATCGCGGCGATCCGGTTGATGTCCTCGGGGCCGGTGGCACGGTGGCGCATCGCCAGGAATTCGTTCTGGGTCAGCGGCGCGTTGGGCGAGAGCAGCGAGAAGTTGAGAGCGTTGAAACGGTCAGCCGCGTCGGTCGGCCCCGGCCGCTCGTAAGTCCGCAGGAACTTCTGCATGAGCTTGTTGTGCATGTCCTGGGGCAGCGCGCCAGGGTCGAAGTTGTTGGCCTTCATCTCCCAGACGTCGGGCAGCGTGAACTTGCCCTCCAGGCCGCCGGGGACCATGACCTCCTTGCGCGTCGTCAGGTCACTCAGCCCCAGGCTTTGGCTGGGCGTTCGCGTCAGGTCGACCCCGTGCTTCTGGCCGAAGGCGGCCCACTCCTCGGGCGACATCTCGCCGGCAGGCTTCGGCAGCACCGGGGGCTCGGAGCGAAGCTCGGCCCGGTTCGCCAGGGCTTGGTCGACCTGTTGCGCGCCGATGGTCGGCCCCTTGCCGGCCTTCTCGGAGATGATCGAGCGGGCGATGTCCGGCTCGCCGGCCTCGATGATCGGAGCCATCGCCGCCGCGCTGCGCTCGATCTGCGGCCCTGCCCTGCCGGCCTTGGCGACCGCCCTGGTGGCTGTCTTGGCCGCCCTGCCGGCCTTGGTGGGGTCGCCGGCCTCGACCAGACCCGCGATGCCGGCAGCCATCGCCGGATTGGTCTGGCTGTACTGGTCCCAGCCCCGCTCGGCCTGGGCGACGCCAGGGACATTCTTGGTCGCCCAGTCTCCAGCACCCTTGATGTTGGCGCCAAGCTCCTGCAGCCGCTGGCCGCCGCGCTCGGTGAGCGGGCCGCCCAGGGACTGGATGCGCTCGACCTGATCGGCCGCGTCCTTGGCGGACTGCTCCAGGCCGCGACCGCGCAGCAGGGAGGTGATGCCGTGGCTGGCCCCGGTCAGGCCGGCGACCGGGGTCTTGACGAGCCCGAGCAGCAACTGCCCGGTCGCGTCAAGCTGGCCGCCAGCCTCGGTCGCGCCTTCGCGCAGGAGGTCACTGATGCGCGACATCTTTCGCCTCGGCGTAGCCGGGCTCGATGGCCGCGCCCTCGGGCGCTGCGCCACCGTGCGCCTCGACCCAGGCGACCTTCTCGTCGTAGGTCGCGCCGCCCGTGCTGAAGCGTGCCGGCATCTCCTCGGCAGCCTGGGGCTCCAGATAGGCACCATTCTCGGCCTTCTTCTCCAGCTTGGCCTGCTCTTCGAGCGCCTCGCGCTCGTACTTCTGCTGGATCGGGTCGGTTTCCTGCTCGACGAGCTTTTCTTCCTTCTTGGTCATGGTCGACTCCTATTGCATGGGTGGACGGGGCATCGGTGCGCCTTGCATCGGCGCACCCTGCAATGGTGCTACCTCCGGGGGCGGCTGCATAGCCATGCCGCCAGGGCCGGGCTTTTGCTGGTCGGGCGGCCCGAGCAGCGCCTGGGCACCGTGGACGGCTCCCTGGACATGGTGCATGCCGGCCTGGGCGAGGTTCTTGACAGCCTGGGTCTTGTTCTTGGTGACCTCGGACTTCGTCTTGTCGATCTCGGCCTGCTCTGCCGGTCCTGGGGGCTGCTTGCCCTTGTCGTTGGCGCTCGCGGCGGCGATGGCCTGATCCAGCACCGTCTCGATCTCCTTGGAGATCCGGAAGCCGCCCAAGCCCCACTTCATCATCTGCATCACTGCCGGCGCAGCCTCGGGGTTGGTCTGCAGCAGCGGTGTCACCGACTGGACGAACATACCGACCGCCTGCATGAACTGGGACCGCGAGTCGCGCTCCTGCGCCCAGTCGACCATCGCCATCGTCTCGCTCTCGACGCTGATGCGGTAGAACTTGTTGTCGCCTGGGGTTTTAAGGAACTGGATCGCCTGCTGCGCCATGCCGGCATCGGGGCTGTGTTCGATGTTGCTGCGCTGCAGGATCGTCTGCGGCTGGAAGCGGTCGCAGATGACCTGGGCGCGGATGCGCTGGCCGCCGGCGACCCAGGCACCGATCTGCTGCTGCTTGAATTGGAGCCGGTTGCCGCCGAACTGCGCCTTCAACTGCTGCGCGCCCAGGGTTTCATCCGGGTTGGTCATGCCGCGCATGATGTCGCCGATGCCCAGCACCTCGTAGAGCGCACCCTTGATCGTGTCGCGCTGCATCGTCAGCTTCTCGATCACTGCGGCAACGATCTCGATGGGCACCCAGTCCATCTGGCCCTTCAGCCCGCCCTTCTCGGCGAACGCGGCCCAGTTGTCGACCGGGATCATCTGGTTCTCCATGCCCTCTTGGAAGACACGGCCGATGGGCGTGCTGTTCTTGTCGTACACGCCGACCACCTTGCAAGCCTTCGTCAGGTACTTGATCCGGGTCGTCAACTCGTCGATCTGCTGGTACTGATCCTGGGCGAGCAGGTAGTCGGCGCGCGGGATGAACTTGGACGTCGTCAGGTTCGCCATCAGCGGCTGCGGGCACGGGAAGAAGCCCTTCAGCACCAGCGGGTCCTTCTTGTAGTCGCAGATCATGTTGAAGCCCAGGACGTGCCAGTAGGCGCACTTCGTGGTCTTGTCCCAGATCTCGAAGACCCCAGCCTTCTCCCAGGGGTCGTTGATGTGTCCCAGGGCATCAGCCTTGGACTTCTGCTTGCTGACCGGGATCACCTTGCCGATCTTGTCGCCGAAGCGGGCGCAAAGCTCCTCGCGGTTCATGTAGACCCGGCGAGCGACCCAGCGCACGTCCTGCCAGACCCTGGCAGGGCTCCACCAGAAGTCTTCCCAGTAGACGTAGTCTGCCGGCGCATCCTCGCTGACGATAGCCTCGTACTCGATGGGCTCGGCCAGGACCGTGCCGGTCGCCGGGTCGGTGACAGCCTCGGTCTTGTTCTTGGCCGTCTCGACCTCGTAGCGGTACCAGACCTGTCCCAGGCCGACGATCAGGTAGTCGCTGACCGCCTGCCTCGTGATCTCGGGGTAGGTCGACTCGTCGTCGTCCTCGCAGTCGTTGTTCAGCATCCGCTGCAGGATGTTGGCCGCGACGCGGCTGATGTCGTCCTCGGAATCCTTGTGCGTGTTGCTGACGTCGACGTTGGGCGGCTTGGCGTAGAGGCTGGACTTCAGCACCTCGATGTTCGACCAGAACAGGTTGAACTTGCTGTCGGCGTCGTTGAACGCGGCACCGTCGCGCTCGTCGAGATACCGCTGCACGAGCTTCTTGGCGGTGATGTGGAACTTGGAAAGCTCCTTCTTGGCCGCCTGAAGCTCGCGCTCCCAACGCTCGGCCAGCTTCGCCGGGTCCTTGCCCTGGTCTTTCTCGGGCACCAGCGACTGATCCCCAGGCTTCTTGCCGTCGTGGATGTCGTGGTACTCCTTGCCGTCGGACGGCTTTTCGTCACCAGCGACTGCAGCTTCACCGTATGTAGCCATCAGAGTCGTCCTTGATTCGCGGAGGGTCCGACCGTCTCATGCAACTGGTCGAGCGTGAAAGTGCGGTTGAGAGGCGGCACGATTATGGTCTTCTCGGGCGGCGGGGGCTCGATGACCGCCAGCTTCGCGGAGCCTTCCATGTAGGCGTCGCACGGGTGGCTCGACCAGTCATGCTCGGGCTCGCTGGAGAACGTCTTCGTCTCCTCGTCGTACTTGAAGTGGTACGCCCGCAGCGCCTGCACCAGGGGCTTGCAGACCTCGTTGTTGCTGATCCTGACCCGGCGCAGCATCAGCCTGCCGGCATTGATCGAGTCGGCCTTCTTGCGAAGCTCGTTTACACGCACGTCGACGCCTTCCCAGGGCCGGTCGGACAGGAACGTCTCGACGACGCTGCGCTTCGAGGCGAAGCTCTTCGCCTTGGCATCGTGCGGCAGGCAGATGACGTCGGCACGGGGCTGCTTGCGTAGCCTGGGTATCCACTCCTCGGCGTCCATGCCGCTGCCGTCGTCGTAGTGGAAGATCTCGAAGCCGCCGCGCATCCGCTTCCACCAGACGAAGGCCGCCTTGTCCCGGTAGCCGATGTCCGACGTCACCCAGACCTCGTCGTTGACGCTCGGCCGGTCGACGAAGCAGATCCGGCCCTGCTTCTCGGCCTGCTCGATGTAGCGGCCGAAGATCGCGCCGACGTTCGCGGCGCTGAAGTCGCAGTCGTACTCCTGGCGGTACAACTCGTCGGGCATCT